AAATCATAGAACGTGAAGTGAGTGAATATTCAGCAGGTTTCAAAGAACGTAACCAAGCACTTGAGCATTATTATAAAATAAACGCAGCATTTGTAGATAAGCAGAAAGTTGAAATTTCTGAAATACCTACTTTCATTGATGATATAAGTAGTGATGATGATGGCTAAAAAACTATCTGAATTTCTTCCGCCGAAGTTTCATTCAGTATGGAGAGCGACTTTAAATCAAGACATTCTTAATATAGTTTGTAAAGGTGGTCGGGGTTCAGGAAAATCATCAGATATAGCGCATATCGTTACTCAGTTACTTATGAGATATGCAGTGAATGCTGTAGGTATACGTTATGTTGATAATACGCTTGAGCAATCATTGTATGAACAGATGAAATGGGCGATTGAACAGCAAGGTGTTTCCCACCTATTCAAGTTTAATAAATCTCCATTGAGGATTACTTATAAACCGCGTGGTAACTACATGATATTTCGTGGAGCGCAAAATCCAGAACGAATTAAGTCGTTGAAGGACAGCAAATTTCCTTTTGCGATTGGTTGGATTGAGGAGCTAGCAGAATTTAAGAATGAAGATGAAGTAACGACTATCACCAACTCCCTATTGCGTGGAGAGTTGGACGATGGTCTTTTTTATAAATTCTTTTACAGTTATAATCCGCCAAAACGGAAACAATCATGGGTAAACAAAAAATATGAAACATCCTTTCAGCCTAAGAATACATTCATTCATCATTCAACTTATAAAGATAACCCTTTTATTTCTAAGGAGTTTCTGAGCGAAGTCGAAGCAGCCAGAGCAAGGAACCCTAGACGAGCTGAGTGGGAGTATGATGGTAAAGCTATTGGATCTGGTATTGTACCGTTCGACAATCTACGAATTGAAGCTGGAAGTATCACAGATGAAATGGTGGCAAACTTCGACAACATTCGCCAAGGGCTTGACTACGGTTACGCAACAGATCCTCTTGCTTTTGTGCGTTGGCATTATGACAAGAAGAGGAATTGCATATATGCCATTGATGAACTATACGAGGTTAAATGTAGCAATCGTCGTGCAGCTCAATGGATTAAGAGCAATAAGTATCACTACCAGGACATCATCGCAGAGGTTGAACCTAAATCAAACGCTGAGATGAGAAATGAGCATGACATATTGAAGATAAGGCAAGTTACTAAAGGGCCTGATAGTGTTGAATACGGTGAAAAATGGCTAGATGATTTAGATGCGATATACATCGATCCGATCAGAACACCAAACATCGCTAAAGAGTTCGAAAACATCGACTATCAAACAGATCGTGATGGAAATCCAAAACCTCGACTTGAGGACAAAGATAATCACACAATCGATGCTACTCGATATGCTTTTAACGATGACATGAGAAAGCGACCAGAACCAGTCAACGTCAAAAAGACGATCGACACATTCAAAAAACTAGGATTGTAGAGGTGATACAGTGGAACAGAATATTCAGCTTCTAGGGCAACAACGATTTGATGAGGAAGCGAACCTTGTCTATAAGGTGCCAGTTAGTCAGTTGCCGAAAATCGACATGTTAGATCAGCAGACAGGAGAGGTCAGCGAGTTTATCGACTTCAATCATGAAGATATGTGGAAAATGATTGTCGGCTTTATCAAGCACCATCGTGAAAGACAAGTACCTAGATTAAAAGAGCTAAAGCGATATCTGAATGCAGACAATAACATTAAGCGACGTCCAAACAAGCCAGACGGGAGAGCAGACAACCGCATAGCGAGCGATTTCGCTAACTTTATTGTGTCGTTCAAACAAGGTGTCTTGTTAGGTAATCCGATTAGTTATAACGGCGATAAGGTTATTGTTGAACGAATTAATCGGTTTGCTAGCGAATCTAATGAGGACTACCATAATCAGTTGATGAGCCGTGATGCATTTGGCTTAGGTCGTGCTTATGAGTGGGTTGGACGTGACGAATATGGCAAAGAAACAATAGCTAAGTTTGATGCGGAACAAACATTTGTGATTTATGACAACACAAAAGACAGAAATTCGATTTGCGGCGTACATTACTTCGTTGAAACATTTTTGGATAAGTCATTCACTAGGATCGAGTTATACACAAACTGTGGATACAACTATTACTTCACAGCTAAAGATGATGATTTGGAAAATGCCGTACTGGATGAAGATGGAGAAGTTCAAAGCTATTTTGACACTGTTCAGATAAATGAATGGATCAACAACGAAGAGCGTACAAGTGATTTTGAGCATGTAATGGATTCCATTGATGCATACGACCTTTCCCGCTCGGAAATGGCGAACTTCCAACAAGATTCATCGGAAGCCTACTTGGTGATTAAAGGTAATCCTGATACAGCAGACGACCAAGAAGGCGACAACAGCAAGTTAGCAGTATTCCAAGCTATGATGCAAGCAAGAATGCTTGTATTAGGTGATAAGAAAATATACGACAACAATGTTGCAGGTGCAGAACCTGATGCGTACTATCTTAAGAAAGAGTATGACGTTGCAGGAATGGAAGCTAACGACAGCCGAACGGTTGCCGATATTTTGCGTTTCACGGCATTGATTGATTTCACAGACGAGAATATTGGTAGCAATCAATCGGGTATCGGTTTTAGGTTTAAGGGTTGGGGTTCGGACAACGACCGTAAGAACAAAGAGCGTATGGTTAAGAAAGCAATCATGCGCAGACTAAGGTTGCTTACACACTCTTGGAACATTAAAGATGGACTGGATAAACCACGAGGCTTGATTGATACAGTCAAAGCCTTTTTTGCCTCGGATGAAAAGCAACAAGAGCAACTATACAACAAAGTAAACGAGATTCAAATTCAATTTACGCCAAACGTACCGCAATCTGACGAAGAAATCATGAGCGTAATTGCTGGAATGGTCGGCATCGTATCAGATCAAACATTGTGCGAAATGGCTGAACGATTGACTGGCGTGCCGTTTAAAGAAGAACTGAAGCGATTGAAGAAACAATCTGTTTCTGGTGTGTTTGATAGTGATAAGGAGGTTGAAGAAGATGAATCTCAAAGAACAGATGATGAACCAGCATCAGAAAAAGGATAGCGAAAAAATCAAAGATGCTATTGCTGAAGAAATGAAAAAAGGTCGCAACGAAGTTTTTTATGGCAAAGACGTCATTACAGATGATATTCGCAAAGAGTTTCAAGATGGCGGCTTTACTGTTGAAGATTACGAGGACAAGCATTCGATTGACGCAAAAATTGAGTTGGTCAGATTTTCTTGGTAGGGAGGATAAGAAATGAAAGCACGAAAAAAACCAGTTGCTGTCGAAGTTTTGATGTGGAACGGATTGAACCTACGAGAGATGCAAGATTTTGTCGGTAAAAGTTTGAAATGTGAAATATATGACTTAGCGTGGCAAGTTGGAAAAGGTGCTCCTAAAGCTAGTCTGAAGATAGAAACTTTAGAGGGCGAGATGAATGTGTCCAAAGGTGATTACATCATCAAAGGTGTTCATGGTGAATTTTATCCATGTAAACCAGATATCTTTCTTGAGACCTACGAAATCATCGAGGAGTGATTAAGTGAAATCACAAGATTACTTCATCAAGCGGGAAAAAGCTTGGCAAGAGCAACAGATAAAAGACGATAAAACACGCATGAACGAGATCAAGAAGCGCCTACAATACGCACAGGATGCGATACAGAAAGAGATAGACGCACAGTGGGATAGTTTTTCCAACGGGCAGAAAATCACTCGTAGTGAAGCGATGAAGCGTGCTAGCGAAATGGATGTAAAAGCATTTGCTCGCAAGGCTAAGAAGTATGTTAAAGAGAAAGACTTCTCACCTACAGCAAACAAGGAATTGAAGCTATACAACCTAACGATGCGTGTCAATCGCTTAGAATTACTGAAAGCAAATGTTGGACTTGAGCTGATAGCCACGTTTAACGACATGGATAAGTACTTTTCAGGAGAGCTTACCAGCGCTGGGATGAAAGAATTGCAACGACAAGCAGGCATCCTAGAAATGACGATTGCTAAAAGTGGTTATGCCAAATTAGTGGAGCAAGTGATAAACAGTTCGTTTCGAGCGGATGGATTTGCAACGTTTAGCGAACGACTATGGATGTACCAAGCAGAGTTGAAAGCTGATTTAGATAAGTTGCTTTTACGTAGTGTGACGATGGGCAGAAACCCTAAACAGTTGGCATCTGAATTAACGAGATTTCTTACCGAGAAAGGTAGAGAGAATACTCGATTCAATACAGAGCGTTTGATGGTTACAGAAACGACTAGGGTGCAGATTGGCATCCAAGAGCGAAGTTATCGTGATGCTGATATTACAAAGTACACATTCATTTCTGAGCCTTCAGCGTGTCGCTTGTGCTTACCTCTTAACGGAAAAGTATTTGATGTTGATGAAATGGAACCAGGAACAAATGCGCCAAACATGCATCCGTTTTGTCGTTGCTCAACCGCACCATATGTTGATCGTGATGCATTTGAGAAGTCGTTAAAAGAAAGAGGGCTTTGAATTTATGACATTCACTGATTATAAAGACGAAGATGGTGACATCATAATAATGGCCAAAGAGCGGTTGCCAAGCGGTATGACTGTGCAAATCGAATTTTGCCTTTATGATTTGTACAATATTGCGGTTGCGAATGTTTACCTGAATGTGTATCACAAGCGTAAGCAGATTAGTGACAATACTTTGCATCAAACAGGCAAAGACGGCATCTATCCTTTTGTGTGGGCTGTAAGAAAGATTAGGGAATTTGAGGAATACGCCAAGCATTCATTGAGCAACCCTCTCCCAACTTATATTCAAGTCCATTGGGAAGATAATCGCAGATCGAGGATATATAAAAGATTTTTGCAACGAGAAGGATTTGAAATCAAAAACTTCGGTATCGGAAATCAATTATACAAATATATTGAAACGGATTAAGAC